TCAAAGCATTCAATCATTGCTAATCTTAATTTTTTCATGATTTAAAATAACCCAGCCAACAAAGGACTACCCGACTGCATATTAAATGCATTTGGCAATGTTGGACTGGGTATTTGTTTAATTAGTTTCATCAAGTAGTCGGGAACAAAAATAAATTAAATGACACTTTATATTAAGTGATGTTACTTTAAAGTTTTAAACAATTTTATTAACATTAATAAATTTACTAATTTTATACTATGCCAATACCTAAACCTTCATCCGGACAATCCGAAAACGAATACATATCCGAATGTATCGGTAAGCTTATATCTGAAGGCAAACCACAAGACCAAGCCGCAGCAATATGCTACGAGACATGGAGAAACAATATGAATGCTCAAAAGAAAATCTTTACAATAAAGAAAACTAAATGAAAACCGAACTTTTAAGTATTAATAAAATTAAAAGCAATCCTAATAATCCAAGAATTATTAAAGATGATAAGTTTCATAAATTAGTTAAATCTATTAAAGAATTTCCAAAAATGCTTGAACTTCGACCAATCGTTGTAAATGATGATATGATTGTACTCGGAGGCAATATGAGATTAAAAGCTTGTAAAGAAGCCGGATTAAAAGAAATTCCTGTTATTAAAGCATCTGAACTTACTGAAGAACAACAACGAGAATTTATCATAAAAGACAACGTAGGATTTGGTGAATGGGATTGGGATATGTTAGCCAACGAATGGGATAATGAACAACTTGTTGAATGGGGACTTGATATACCTAATTTTTTAAATGAAGAAAAAGAATTAAAAGATTTATCAGATACAATAAATAATCTTTATAGAATTGAAATTTTGTGTAAAGATGAAGAACATCAAGAAAATACATATAATAAACTTTTAGAACAAGGTTACGAATGCCGACTTTTGACATTGTAAAAGAAGTAAAGCCAACTAAAACATTTAGAGTGGCATCAGTTATTGGTAAATTTGATTTACAATCTGAAAATATAATAGAACATTTTAAAGGTGATATTAATTTACCTGATAAATGGCAACTAGGTTTAATTGTAGGAAAAAGCGGAACTGGAAAAACTACTATAGCAAAACAATTATTTGAAGATGCTTATATTACTGCATATAAATATAATGCTGAAACAGTTTTAGATGATATGCCAAAAGAATGTAGTGTTGAACAAATAACATCTGCATTTAATTCAGTAGGTTTTTCAAGTCCTCCAAGTTGGTTAAAACCTTATTCTGTTTTAAGTAATGGTCAAAAAATGCGTGTTGATTTAGCAAGAGCAATTTTAGAACAACAAAAATTATTTGTATTTGATGAATTTACAAGTGTTGTTGATCGTAATGTTGCTCAAATTGGATCATTTGCAATGCAAAAAGCAATAAGAAAAACTGATAAACAATTTATAGCAGTTACTTGTCATTTTGATGTTAAAGATTGGCTATTACCTGATTGGATATTTGATACCGATTCAATGACCTTTCAATTATTTGAAGGGCAAAAAAAAAATAGACCAGAAATTAAATTTGAAATATACCAAACAGCAGATAAGTCAATTTGGAAAATGTTTGCTAAACACCATTATTTAAGTCATTCACATAATAACGCTGCAAATGTATTTATAGCAACTGTTAACGATGAAATAGCAGGATTTTTAAGCGTATTACCACAACCCGGAAAATTACAAAGACAAAAAAGAGTACATAGATTAGTAATTTTACCGGATTATCAAGGTGCAGGAATAGGAATTAAATTTTTAAATGAAGTAGGTTATTTATTTAAAAAAGATAAATGGATATTTAGAATTAATACAACAGCACCAAGTTTAATAAATGCTTTAAAAAAATCAAATAAATGGAATTGCCATCATTTTGGTAGACATAATTGTGGTAAAAATGATATGGGAAAAAAAGGAAATGCAACAAGAATAACAGCAAGTTTTGAATTAAAATAAATTTAAATAATGAACGACAAAACCGACAATAAAAAAAGAGATTTACTTGAAGCACTGGAAAAGTCGCTTGGAATAGTTACAACAGCTTGTAAGCAAGTTGGAATCCATCGTGATACTTATTACGAATGGTTAAAGAAGGATAAAGAATTTAAACGTAAAGTTAGGGAGTTAGAAAACGTAGCCATCGACTTTGTTGAATCACAACTTCATAAACAAATCGCAAAAGGAAATCCATTGTCAACTATATTTTTTTTAAAATGTAAAGCAAAGAAAAGAGGTTACATTGAGCAAAACGATGTTAAGATAATGGGTAATATGAAATTTACAGCGGACTTTGGCAAAAGCGATACTATACACACCACACAAGAATCAGGAGAAAATACATCAGGCGATCAATAATGGTCATCAAAAGTATTACATCCTAAACATCGGGCGGCAGTTCGGAAAAACTTTATTAGCAGCAAACCAATTACTTTATTGGGCTTTAAATAATAAGGGAGCCAAATGCGCTTGGGTTTCACCAGTATACAAACAATCTAAAAAAGTATTTCAAGAAGTTTACAAAGCTTTTGCTAAACGGCAGGAGATTTACAAAACAGTAAACCAATCCGATTTATTACTTGAATATGTAACTGGTTCAACCATTCAATTTTTTTCAGCTGAACGATACGATAACATTCGTGGTTTTACATTTGATTATTTGGTTTGCGATGAGTTCGCCTTTATGGATGAGAAAGCTTGGACTGAAGTATTAAGAGCAACCGTATTAGTTAAAGGTAAAAAGGTTTTACTTATATCTACTCCAAAAGGAAAGAATCATTTTTACCAACTGTATCAATTAGATGGCTATAATCTGCAGTATAAAGCGTTTACAATGACTTCGTATGATAACCCATTGATTGTACCATCCGAGATTGATGATGCAAAGGCAACGCTTCCTGACCATGTTTTTAGGCAGGAATACATGGCGGAGTTTATTGATGGTGGTGTTTCTTTATTTAATAATTTAACTATAAACAATTCACCTGAACCAACTACAAGATATTTTGCAGGTATTGATGTTGGTCGAGCAGATGACTATACTGTTTTAACTATTTTAAATGAGCATGGTCACATGATACTTTGTGAACGCTGGAGGCAAACCGAATGGAATAATATAGTTAAATTAATATCAAATATTCTTCAGGATTACCGACCTGAAACTTTAATTGAGGTTAATTCAATAGGTGATGCCGTTTATGAAATGCTTTCAAATGTTAATCCAACCATTTATATTGATCCATTTGTTACAACTTCAAAAAGCAAACAGGACATAATAGAAAACTTAATGGTTGCCAATCAAGAAAAAACTTTATCAATACTTGGTCACGATTGGTTGATTAAAGAACTCGAAGTGTTTACATATCAATATAATCCAAAGTCAAGGACACTAAAGTATTCAGCACCTTCCGGATTCCATGATGATGGTGTAATGAGTTTAGCAATTGCATACCAAGCACTTAAACAATATAAAACTAATCTACGAGCTCCAGTTTTACGATAACAACAAAAACAAACATAATAGCACTTTAAATTGTATGGGAAAACTTCCAAAGGATTACAGCGAGGTCACAATCTCTCAACTAATTGAGATAAAAGCAATTGATGAAGATAAGTCAATCGACAATGAACCTGCACCCGAATTAACGAGAGCAATACTTAAATTGTCCGTGTTCAATGGTGTGCCATACGAGAAACTTGAATCCATGCCATTGGCAGAAATAAAAGAGGACATCAAGAAGTTGGCATTTCTCGACACATTGCCATCAGACAAAAAGGTTGAATGGTTTAAATGCGGAGGTTATTGGTGGAAAGTCAACTATGATATTACGAAACTTTCAGCAGGGAATTACATTGACATGGATATGTGGGTTAAGAAACCAGACGAGATTTTAAATAATTCACATAAAATACTTTCAATCTTTTGTCAGCCGTTTAAGTGGTTGCGTAAATACAAAAAGTTAACTGATGAACAAAAATTTGAAATACTTAAAAATGTTCCAGTTTCCGTTGCTTATCCTTTAGCGGTTTTTTTTTGCAATCTCTTCAGCAACTTAATCGAAAGTTTGCCGGACTATTTACATCAACAGTCGCAGCAACTGATGAAGGAAGCTCAAGAGTTAGTCCTGTCGAATTCCCAAAAGAATTAATGTGGTTTCAAGTATTGGA